GATAATTGCATGTTTTGAGCAGTTGCAAAATCTTGAATCAAAGGAAGTAGCTTGGAAATTGCGTTTTCATTAAGTCCTAATTGAGCTAGAAAAGCAGCAGCTTCAATGGTAGCTTCATCTCCAAATAAGGTAAGTTTTTGAAGTTCTTGTGCTTGTTTTTTAAGTCGTGCAAATGCTTTTTCGTCTTGACCTAAAGCTGTTCTAAGTTTTGTTTCTGCTTTGATTTGGTCGTCAAAAGCCTTAACAGATGCCGCCCCAAAAGCAAGAACAGGAAGAGTTAAACTTGTTGTTAAAGTCTTACCTGTTTGAGCCATGCTCTTCCCAAATTTCTTCATTGAAGATGTTGCTCTTTTCAGCCCAGATTGGAATTGTTTATCGTCTAAAAATAGTCCAACGGAGAGTCTTTTTCCAGCCATTTTTTACTCTTTTTTAGTGTTTTTTAACTTCCTTTATTTTGCCTTTTTTAGCGTGTTTAAGGCAATAACACCCTTTTCTAATATATATACCTAAAAACTTTCAGTTCTTTAAATAGGCGTAATTTACTAGATAAGGATTTTTTAACATTTTTTCTCTTTTATTTTTTTGTTTTTTTCTATTGCTTCGTACTTTTTTTGTGCATATTCACCCCTCAATTTTCTTTCTTTTAAGTCAGTTTTTTTGTCTTTCTTTTCCCATTCAAACCTTATTAAATCACTAGGCTTTAGTGATGTTCCTTTCTTTCTATGTGGCTGTAAAAGAACAGCACACATCCATCTTACTCGTTCCCATTCAAATCTTTCTTTCATCTCAAAAACCTCATTCCGTCCCCTTTGCAATAAAAAGAACTCGTGGAATGTTAAGTCCCAAAATTCTTTTGGTAAGATTCCAAAGCCATAAGCAACAGCTTCTAAATCGTCCCAGTCTATTTCTTTTTCTGGGGAGTTTTTTTCTCCCTTTTCTCGTTTCCCTCCGTGTTGTATTTAGCTGAGAATTGTTCACTAAATACATTCAAACACTTCTGTAAAGCCTCAAAGTCATCATCTAAAATATCAGCTATATCCTCCACACCTAAGTCAAAGTCTTTTCCAGCAACTCTAGACCCATCTCTAAGTCCAGCTAATATAAGCTGACAAGCGTCATCTAAGCTCATGTCGTTTCCTAGCTTCTCTAAATCAGCTAAGCTCTTGTTGGTTTGTTTACAATAAATTCTAAGAGCGTTCATTCCAAATCTAATTGGATAATCTTTTTTATTAAGTATTACTACTTCAAACATAATTTCGTTAGTTTTAAGTTTCATTAGTGGAGCGGCCCGAAGACCAACCCCACCAACGAAATATTGTTATTAAATATCATTCTTAGTTAAAGCACCACTTCCTTGAATACTTACTGAATAAGTAGGAGCGTCTTCAACACCACCAGAAATTGAAAGAGCTGTAATAGCCCCACTTCCAGAGAAAGTATAATCTCCAGTAGCCGTAGAAGCTAAAGTAAATGTAAATGTTACTTTCGTTCTGTTAGTATAAGCCTGAACAAATAATTCATCAAACTCTGTGTCTGCTGTTGTCGTAGGATTAAAGTCCATTAAACCATCAGAGCTTAAAGAGAATGAAGATAATCCAGTCAAAAGCTCTTGTCTTCCAGATGAATCTTTTGTAGTTATATCTATTGTGTCTACTGACACGTCTAAAGTAACGGATTGAGAGTGCATTAATTTTGCCGCAGTCCCTCCATCACTTGGACTTACTTTTAATATTAAGTCCGTTCCATTAAAAATTGCCATTGTTCTATAATTTTAAATTAAATACTAGTATCTAAGTCTTTTACGGACTTTGATTTCTTTTTCGTTGTTTTCTTTTTTTCTATTGCGTCCATCTGTAAGAATACTCTTCTTATTTTTCCAGACACTTCGTATGTTTCTCCTTTAAGATATTCTACATCTCTAAAAGTAACATCTTTTGCCATTGTTAATTTGTGCATAGTTTTATCGTTTTATATTAAACTGAAAATCCATAGCCACATAATGGATTCCCTTTTCTCCGAAGCTATCATCATATATGTCGGTAGCATCTTCAAAAAATATTTTATCTATTTGTATTGTCGCATAAGTTCCACTTACATAATCTAAAGCCGTTCTTATCAGTCGAGCCAGACTAGACGCTTCATCATAAGTAGAACCAAAAGCTGTAATCTGTACGTCCGTATAATCATAAGTTGAAGCCCCATTCTTTGTATTTGTTGGAGTTGTACTGGTGATAAAATAAGTTACAGCTGGGATAGTAGCGTTGTACTCTATCTTTTGTGGATAGATTCTTGTACTAACCAAGTCTGACACACCTGAATCATTTGTCAGTATATTATATATTGCTTTGCCTACTCCGTTTACAGCCATTATTTTAGTCCTTTTTTCTTAAACCTTTTATCAATTATACTTCTTAAACTTGGAATTATACTTCCATAAACTTTATTTTCCGTTGAATCTTTTGCGTGTTTAAAGTATCTATTAGGAGGTATAGTTGCTGTCCCATATTCTAAAAAATACATGTAAAACCCTGATTTTTGCATATTAGCATAAGCACCCTTAACTCTAGGTCCCACATAAACGGCAGGAAAACTATTTCTTCTTCCTTTTCCATTTATTAAAGCTAAAGATTTTCTTAACTGACCTGTATCTTTAGGAACTAACTCTTTTAATTTAGACAACATAGGCTTCATAGCTTTTCTCATAGCTTGTCGCACTATTGTTTTAGTCCCTCTTTTAGGGGGCAATAGTCTTTCTAAATCATTAATTAAATTAGATAGTTCTTTTTGGTCTATCTCTATTATTGGTCTATGACCACCACTTCCCATTAATTGTCTAGCCATCTCTTAATCCGTTGTTTTTTCTTCTACTTCTAACAATAAACCAGCTCCTCTTCCTATCTCTTGTATTGAACGAATAAACCATTCTTTGCTATTATAAGAGATATAATGTTTAGGAGATATTTGTAAGTCTGACCGATAACGAATTGTTACTCTAGCCTTAGCTGTCCCAATAAAAGTATCAGCTTCAAAACCAGCCGTTCCTGTTTTAAAATCAAATCTAGCCCATACCGAAGCTAGAGTCGAGGTGCTTCTAACATTCTCTCCATAAGAATTTTGAGAAAACGAACCTTGAATTATGTTAACATATCTATCAAGTTTACCTATGTTCATTATTGTTGGATTCTATATTGTCTTAATAAAAATTCAGATGTCTTAGGTATTTGATTAACTACATTACCAACTACTACGTCTTGTCTTACTTCATAATAAGTGCCTATTAATAATAAAATAGCTTGTCTTATTGGAGCTGGGACGTTAGAGCCAGTTGTATAACCTAAAGTAAACTCAAGCTGTACAGCGTTAGGTCTATCATAAGTATCTGGAATAGTAGCGTCATCAGCAAAATAGACTCTAGCTGGTCTATGAAATTCGTCAAGAAAATAATTTGAACTAGCTAAAGTTGTAAGAACATTACTATCATTATAATATTTAATCGCACCAATATCAGCTGTTTTTAGCGTTCCTACTAACAAATCAAAATAATCTGGAAACTCATCTAAGTACAAAACCCAAGTCTGAGACATTAACTTTAGATTCAAAAACTCCTCAGCAGTCTGAGTTGCCACATCTATTAATGTAGTTATATAAGTATCGTCATCACTTCCAGTAACTCTCAAATGTGTCTTTGCTTCAGCTAAAGAAACTGGAGTTGCCGTGGGTGCTGTCTTTAAATAAAGTTTTCCATAACCAGTAGTTATGTTTAATCCTAAGTCTGAACTTGTTATCATATTAAAAAAATAAAAAGGAAGAGAGCCGAAACCCTCTTCCGATTAAATACATAAATTACGCTTCAATTAAGCTAGCGAAAGCTGTTGTGTTTTGAACAGCGTCTCCGTCAACTAAAGAAGTTAAAACGTAGCGTGGCTCTCCAGTTCCAGCGTTAGTGTAAATGTCATATATAACATCTAACCCACCAAATTGAGCTATATGAACTTTAGAGAAGTCTCCGAATAGAACGTGTTCTTTTCCAGAAGCTCCAGAAGCCGCAACGTTACCAGAAACGAAAGTGAAATATCCGTTTGCAGTCTTGTCTCTATTGTCATATAATGGAGAAACAGAGTTAACTTGAGCTAAAGTTTTTGCTAATTTATAAGCGTCCATATCCATTAAGTAAGCCATTCTAGCACCTTCTAACTGAACACCATTTCCAAGAACAGTAGTTTCTAGTTCTAATAAAGAAGCCGCAGAAACAGCCGCAGTTGAACCAGCCGCCGCGTCAGCAAATATAGAAGCTGGAGCATTAGAAACGTCTGAAGTATCTAATAAAGCGTTCTCTAAAGTAGCCGCAACAGATTGAGCCATATTTCTTTGTAAAGCCGCTTCAATAGAAGCATTTTGAGTTATAGCTTCAGCTGTAACATTGACAATAGAAATAAGTTTCTTTGGGCTTAAAGTAACGCTTGAAGCAGTACCATTAGCCGCTGGAGCAGAACCACCAGTTTCAGCTACGAAACCAGAATTGATTGAGCTAAACACGGGAAATTTCATACTCGATATTCCAGAGTAAAAATTTGCACCAGCAGAAGCTAATACTAGATTTTGCTCCAATTGGTCCGTCCAAGCCATAACCTCAGTAGCATTTCCAGCCGCAGTAGCAACAGCCGCTCTAGTTAAAATAGAAGCTGGTATTCCAATACCTTTAAAAGATTGACCAGTATAACGAGACTCATTTCTTGCTTCTTGATCCATTTCTTTTACTAATCCAGATAGTCTTCCTGAAGCCGCCTGAGCTAAAGCGTCTTGGAATGAATAATTACGGATTTCTGAAGGAGTGTTCTCCTCAGTTACTTCCTCAGACTTAGAAGCCTTAGAAGCCTGTAATGCTTCAAAAGAAGCAGAACGTTTAGCCATACTCTCTAAAGAGTTAGCTTTTTCGTTTAAAGAATCAAACTCAGTTGTTTCGCCTTCAGTAAGCTCACGGCCTTCAGCTTTCGCTGAGTCGATTATAGCTTCCATCTTTTCTACAACTGAACTTCTTTCTTCAGTATAAAACTTTGATGTTTTCATTTTAAATTCAGTTTATTATTAATTACTTTTTGTTTATGATTGACAAACGCATCTCTCTCAAGTTACGTTTAATTAAATCCATTTCCTCTTTCTTCATTTCTTCCTGCTCTTTTTTAAGGTTCTCTTTCATAACCTTTTCTTCTTCTTCTTTCTTCCATTCGTCCATTGAACGTAAAGCCACTGACGCTTCCTCGTAAGCTGGGTAGGTCACGGCGCTCACGTCATAGAGTCTAGAAACCTTGTTAATAGTTCTAATATTAACTCCGTCTTTTACCTCCCAAGAATCGTCATCTACTACAAAAGCGAATGAACTTTGATTGATGGTTCCGTTTCTCATTAGCTCTAACAGGTCTCGACCAGTTGAAGTGTTCGCCACTTTTGCTTCATATCTTAAACCAGTTTCGTCAGTTGTAAGTTTAAGAGTGTCATTTGTTGTTCTAGCTAAAGGCAAGCCTTCGTGATTGATTAAGAATCTAACATCATCATTTAAACGTCCTTCAAAAGCTTCTTTAGATATAATCTCTTTAAAGTTTCCTAAGTCATTAGAAAGAGTATTGAAGACACTAGCGTAGCCCACTACTACGTTAGAGTCTCCTTCTTCCCTAAGCTCTAAGTTCTGAACATTGAAAGTTCTAACTTCTTTATTAGGATTGTTTCTTTTATATACTAGATTGTTTTCTTCTTCAACCTCTTCTTCTTCTACAATCTCTTCTTCGATTTCTTCTGGAGCTTCTTCTTCCATAGGAACATCTTTTTCAGATTTACCATAATAGACAATAATAGAATCTTCTGTTTCTTCTATTTTTTGAATGTGTCTTTTTTCATCTAAAATTACTTCTTTATTTTCTTCCATATCTTTTGTGTTTATATCTTCAGTTTCTTCATCATATACTCCTGAACAAATTGCATACCTTTGGTCTTCATCATATTCAGCTACCATGGTTTTATCCACCATACATCTTTCAACAAACTCTTCTTTTTTTTCGTCTTCTTTAGGCTTCGGTATCGGCATTGTCTTCTGTATTTACATCTCCTATTGGAGCAAAGTTTAATGGGAAATAATGTTTATCTCCGTCTTCTATTTTATTTAACTTCTCAGCTTGTCTAACTTCGTTGATTGATAACGCTCCTATTTGTGTCATCTCTCTGTAATAAGTTGCTCTAGCCGTTGAATCTCCTCTTAACAATCCTTTAGTGTCAAACTTGATTTCGTAAGAATCCATTTCGTTTTCTCTAAATAGTTTCATCTCCATTTCTTGTTCTAATTGAACTAAGTAAGGCGTAAGAGTATAACGTACAAAGTCAGTTGAAAGAGCTTCAATAGAATTGTAATTAGCCGCCTTCTCGAGATGACCAATCAAAGATAACGGAACGCGAAAAATTCTCGCCACTTCTTCAACTTGAAATTGTCTTGATTGAAGAAGCTGTTTGTCTTGAGCGTCCC